CAGCTATCTGTATTTCTGTGTCAGCTACGAGGTCGAGTTGTCCGTCTGTACTGGAATTGATGTATATAGCTGTGTCTCTGAATTGTAGCTTTTCTGTAGAAGCAATAAGTATGTCATCACTAAATTCAAAATAATCCTCGTCTTCCATCCATTTCATTACACCGTCGTTGGTTTCACCATCGTATGTAATTGTTATATCTGTACCTGCTGTACCTGCACCAAATGTAATTGCGTTACCTAATAACTTAGTTATAGGTCCACCTTCGTTGGCTGTACCATCGTGGGTATGTCCTGTACTGGCTTGAAATGCGGCTAATAACTGATTAAACTCGTCATTGGTATGAGCCGCAGTTATTACATCACCGTCAGTATATGAGGACTGTCTTGTGTATGTAGCTCCCATTTAACGTCTTGCTCCTAATTGGTATTCTAGTTGAAACCCTTTTATTGAATATGGTGCAGTAGCTCCTCCATCGTTCACACGCAATGCTACTGCAAAGCCTGATCCCTCTACTGCTTGTCTTACAAGTGGTTGTGATGCTCCACCGTAAGTTGGTGTTCCATATGATGATGTACCGTAAATAGCTGCTATATCTTCTGAATCAAGGGGATAAGCTGCTGGTCTAGAAGAGCTTCTACTCTCATAATCATACCGAACAAAAAGGTCTGCGTCAATAGAAGATTCAGGTGCGTAGTTAACTACAACCTTTTGCATATGCTTACGGATTCCCGGATCATTCATTGTTAAGTCTGGACTACGGTACTTACCATTTATAACTGTACCATCAAAATCAGAACCAGACTCCTGCCTTTGTATGTATCCAGATGTTGAACCGTGTAAAGCAATCACATCTCCTGCTGATACAAATGTGTCTGTGCAAGTAGGTTTTATACCTCTCATCTTAGAGAACTCAAATGTTTGACCTCTCATAACACAGATAACACCTTCTGTGAGATTATCGCCCCTACTGTCTTTTGAAAAGAATATTCTGTATTGTGTTTTATCAGGTATAACTATTGACTCAAACTTTGATGAACTTGATATGTTTTTATCAAACAGGGATTGTACATTTGCACTTATAGTTCCCAATTCCACGTCACCAATCCTTGCTGTACCTGCGATGGTACGCAAGCCATCAGGACCAAGAAAGATAAGGTCACCAGCAAATTCTTGAATTGTGTTGCCATTTATACATCCGATGTTTCTTGTAACTGGCACGATAGCAAAGTCACTAGAAGAGCTACCTCCTAATTTAAATATTCTGTTCTCACAAAAGATAAATAAATTATCACGGAAAACTTTTAATCCTACGATTGTGTCGTCAACTTTAATGCTACCTGCACCTGAACCACTACTAAACGCATCTTCATCAAATGGTTGACTAAACACTACCTCTTGTGGTGTACTAGACATGCCAGAATAAAACATGTGATTTTTAAAAGCTACAACGTGTTTTGCACCTTCTACAGAACTTGTTGTTATATCTGTTGCACTAAATGATGTGTTAAACACTGTGGGATCATTTGTACCATCTACGACTATCAGTTTGTCGTTGCCATCAAAGTTAAATCTTTCAAAGCTGTACTTACCTGCACTTGTTCTACCACTATCTATGCTTGTCCAAGATGATCCACCGGGAGTTGCCTGATATATGCTAGTACCTCTAGCTGCTACAACTTTATCTGCAAAAGTAGCAACCATAAGAACTTCCTCACTTGCATTTGAAGTAAAAGGTACGACTACTGATACATACTTAGAAAAACCATTTATCCTTCTGTAGCCACCCTCAATGTCAGGCTCAAAGTTTTCTAACTCCAAAGCTTGTCCGGGTTTCATTATAAATGTAGATTGGTTAAGAACTAACCCACCTTCACAGACGAATGGAAATGCAGCGGTTTCACTTAAGTCAGCCAACTATACTGCCCTCATGTAATTCTTTCTGTTTATCAGTTCGACCCTCATTCGTTTAATACCATCTTCGTATTCTTTGAGGGCGTATTGTGCTGTTTGTACATCAGACCTAAACATGTAGGTATAGTACTTTGCACGGGCATTGATTATTGATTCAAACCTTGTCGGGATTATGCCTGTGTCTCCGTGAGCCGATAGATCAGTGTTTGTTACGTAATAATCAAACTTTATTGTTCTATTGCTTGTTTCTGGTATAGGTGTTAAACCTAATTCATCGTTGTAATTTGTGTATACGTATTCAGGATCAGCAAACTTATCTGTGTTAGGCTTTGAGTCTCTTTCTCTGTATTTTTCACTATATTCTTCGTAGGAAAGATACTTGAGGGGAATAGCACTAATGTTTTCTTGTAGTTGTACTAATTTAACATAGGCCGCAGAACCTGCTGATTCTGTAAAACTTACGTAGTGTGTTGTTGCTGTTGCTGTAAATACTGTTTCAGATAACAACACCTCATTGCCACTTGCTACTGTAAGAGTAGATGATTTAGTCTGTGATCCACCTGAACTAGTTCCAATCTCTAGCGTAAGACTAGCACCACTTATTTGAGTCAATACAGTGTAAGATTTTCCTACAATTAAATCATCAATCTGTTGTGATGCTTCTGCACTAGTAAGTAAAAGTGTGTTACCAAACTTAGAACTTGCTGCAGGAGAGCCTGAAACTGTAGTCCAGTTAGTTATACTTGCAGAACCGTCTATTTCAAAATCACCGTTAGTGATATAATCTTTAGGCATTAAGAACACATTATCGTAGTCAATATACTTTAATGTAGATGCTATAGATGCAAAACTATATAGTTGTTTACCTGCAATTGCATCAACTGATCCCTCTGCTCTAGTAAAGGGCCAGTTTATTTCTGAATTAAGTATATCAGATATAGCTCTGTTGATGTAGTCTTTGACGGTAGTTTGTACACCTCTAGAACTTGTAAAGTTAGAACTTGTTAACTCTACTTCGTTCATATCTCTCAGTACATTATTAACTAACGTAAGATATGTGCTTGCCATGTATTACTTACTTTCGGAGGTATCAATCTCTTTGGGATTGTTTTCAGCTACTATCTTGTTGAGTAACTGTAACTTTTGATTAGCTATTACCATTTCGCCAAGTGCTTTATCTAATTCTTGAAGTGGCTTATGGTTTACGTTTATTAACGATGTGGCATTATCAATCTGTAGTTTATATTGGAAAGCTAATGCCTGTGCTGCTAAGTTTTTCATATTAACTCCCTGTTGCCTAAATTATACACATAAATTATATAAATAGCAAGAAGTTTATTTAGCTATATCTCGCAAACTCTCCATTACATCGTCTATGTTAGGTTCAGAACCTCCCGGATTATATACACATTGGTATTGTCTAGGGCATCCTATGCTTTTGTCTGTAAACTCTATTTCAAATGTTTTACCTGCACCTTCGTATATACAAGCTAACCCACTCTTGTAGTGAACCATCTTTTTACGTAGACATCGAGTGTATTGAGGTTGTTTTATCTTACCTTGATGTATTTTCTGTTGTCTCGTATAATCTTTAGATTTGTAGGTATAACCATCTCCGTAGGCTTTACTAGAAAATACACTTGCTAGTAGTAATAAAAACCCACCTATAACTAAAATTAAAAACACCCAACCTATACCTTCGCCTACTTGTCTTCTAAGTTGCTGTTGTTTATATATGGTTTCTTGTCTTTGTTTTCTGATCTGACCTTCCATCTGCAATAATTCATTGTACGCTTGAGGGCCATGAGTAAGATTTAGAAACATCTTGAGTTCATATCTCTGTTCCTCAAGTTTCTTCTTAGCTGCGTAAGCCGCCATTGCCGCTTCTTCAATAGAACCTGCTTTAAAAAGTTTACCAAAAAGAGGTGGGTTCTTAGCTTGTTTCTCAGCATTGTCAACATCTGATACTGCTCCCATCCAGCGACCAATGTCTCCTGACATCTGCTCTATATCTCGCCCGACTGCGAATCCTTGTTTTATTGCACTAAATGCTTTACTTGCAACACCTACAGCCAACGATATAGTTACGGGGTCCATTATCTTTTCCTTATTGGTTTACAATACGCAGTTATCTGTAAGTTAGGTCCTTCCTTTTGGGGTATTGAAGGTTGTTTGTGTAATCTCTCTGCGAAGTATAGGCATCTATCTAAATTTGGGAAGGTTTGTGTTTGGTCTACTACTCTTAATCCCATCATAAACACTAACACAAATTCAATCACACAGGTACTCCTTCTACCTCCTTGTGGCAGTCACAGTTACATTCTTCTTTATCACATTCGTAACATTCACAAGTGTCACATTTCTTCTCTTCGGTCAAATCCACTCCCCATTCTTCATTGCTAAAGATAACTTCATTGCACGGTTTCCTACCTGACTTGCCCATCTAGAATCAATCATCTCTTCACAAGCAAGAGGATAGTTAACTTTCTCTATTGCTAACCACATGTTTTTAAATTTCATAAGACGAGGAACACCCATATTAAATGACATATCTACAAGCACCATTTGTCTCACAGCATTTAGTTGATTTACAATAGGTTTATTCTCAAGTAATTCTTTTTCCACAATAGCTATGTCGTTCATGCAAAGATAGTAGGCTTCTTCTTCTGTAAGACCATTATCATATACATCATCTATAGTCTTGTTCATAAACAAAAGCTCACCGTCTGTGATACCTCTGTCCTGTAAGTTACGACCAATTCCCACCGTATCTATGCCAAGATGATCTTGGTAGACGTTCAGAACTATCCCTTCGTGGATAGCTATCATCTTAACTAGTTCGTCACGGTCATACTTCATGTTTTTTTCCTTGTTGTCTTACGTTTTCTGCCTGATGCAGTAACAGACCACTTGACTGCTTTAGGTCCTGTTTTTTTCTTGGCTTCAGTCTTACTTATTCTACTAGCCACTGCTTTAGGTCTACATGCAGGGTAGGGTCTTTTCTTCTTTTCTTTACCAGAACGACCACACTTCTCACCCGTTTTAACGTCACGCCAATCTTCTTTAAACCATTTAGTTAAACCACCACTAGTTTTAGCCATTATGCGTATGTACCACCACGTTTCTTATAGGTTCTAACAAGCCAAGCATTTGCATACGCACTTGGATAAACCTTAAATTTCTTTTTTGCTTCTGCTTTTACTCTAGAGTAGAGGGCAGCATTTTTTGGTTTAGAACCACTTTTTTTCTTTGCCATGTTATTTCTTCCCCATAAGTTTCATTGCCTGACCAACCCCTTTAATTCCAAACGAGCTACTTACAGCTATAAATAAAAGGTATTGATACCAATCAGGCAAAGTGTTAAGCACCTCAAAGCCTGTTCGTACATATTCTGTAAATGACGGAATAAAGACTAGTATTGCTGG